AGACAAACACGCAACATGTGGATGGACATCCAGCAAGTCTTCACCGGTCAGAAGGCAGAACTGAGAGCAGCCGAGCAAGTCCAGGCCGAGCAGAATCTGCTTGCCGTCTTAAAAGCAAAAGGAACCAGAGAGGCATCGATACAAATTGCCAACATGGAAAAAGACATTCAGATGGCAGTTTCACAAGGCAACCTGGATCAAGCAAGGAAGATACAGAATCAGCAAGCAGCCTTGACGCTCGTGACCGTTCAGGCTGAGATCGACAAAGATGTGCGTCTTGCCAATCTAGACAAGGAAAGAATCATTGCCATCGAGCAAGGCAAGCTGGATCTGGCGACCAAGATCGCAAACCTTGAGAAAGAAATATTGATCTCTAGAGTCAACGCACAACTGGCACTGGATTCTAGGAAGCTAGACGATGCGCTTGCGATTGCTGCATACCAAGGGGAACAAGCTCTTGCCGGTGTGGAAGTTGAAATTGATCTTGCAGAAATGAAGGCGGACCTTACCACGGCAGGATTTGAATTGCAGAAAGATTTGGCGCTAATGGATAGAGAGACCAAGCTTGCCGTGGCTAGATTGGTTGGTGAGTTAAAAGCTGAACAAGCAAGTGCTGATCGTGATAGTGATCGAATCAATGGATTGATTTCTGCGATTGCGACAGTAGGTGCAACATACCTGAGATTTAAAACCGGAGTTTAAGGAACATCATGGCGTCACCAGAATCTGGGCAAGGTATAACATCATTTTATCGTGAACTAGGCTATCCGGACCTTCAGACGTTCATGTCATTGAACTCTGATAAGATTGGTTTTCTAAACGATGCGCCTTATGTAATGACCAACAAAGACTATCTTAGATATGACGAGATAGGCAGGATGCCAGAGGAGGAAGTTGTTGAGACAACCGGCACGGCAGGCTTGACATTAGCACAAGATTCTCCTGGTCCATCATCAACCACACAACAAGGCAGACTTGGCGCCATGACACCGGAAGAAATTATTCCGGCAGCCGACACGTCTGTAAATATTACAGAGACGCTATCGACACCAACATTGACCGGTGATGTTGAAGCACAAGAATCTATAAAGAATTTTTTAACAGTAAACGAACAAGCGGAAGATCAAATCAAACAAACGTCGCTTGAAAATTCTGTCATTGAAAATCCAGGTCAACCAACTACGGAAGAAGTGACACTTAGTGCAACTGCAAAACCAACTCCAGTGTCAACCGAGTTTATGTTTCAGGATGGCACATCCTTGCCTTCTGGATACCGGCAAGATGTTGCTACACAAAAAACCGTCACGTCACTGAATCAAGAAAGCATGAAGGAAGTGCTTGGCTTGTATGAGCAGATTGCAAAAGCACAATCAGAACTGGATGCCAAAGGTATGAAGTTCGATGAGCAGGAGATAAATGCTACCAAAAAAGCAATGGAGGAGATGCGAGAAAGCGAGGAAGCATTTAAGGTTCAGCGTGAAGCTAGACTCCGAGCGCAAAAAGAACGTGAGGACAAACTGCTTAATGACATCAATACACTGAACGAACAGTACCGAGCCGTTGAGATCGAGCCAAACCGAATTTTTAAGAACACAAGCACCGGCGCCAAGATCCTTGCTGCTATTAGTGTCGGACTCGGAGCCTATGCTGCAAGCATGACCGGCGGACGGAACTATGCAATGGAGATTATAGATGGTGCCATTGCCGATGACATCCAAGCACAAAAGCTAGAGCTTCAGCAAAAAGGTGCAGCCATTGATGACAAGCGCAACCTTCTTAATGATCTGATTAATCAAGGCATGTCAGAAGCCGAAGCAGAAGAAGCCTCTCGTCTGATGTTGTTACAAAAAGCAAAGCGCACCTTAGATGAAAGGTTGCTTGATATAAAAGACGCAAGGATGAAGGAAGACGCTAAAAACCTTGATGAAAGGTTAAATCTAAAGATTGCTGAAACCAAAGCCAATCTAATGATGAAGGCGATTCCTCAAGAACGGATGGTCACGGAAACGAAGTTGTTGCCTACTGCCAAACTTTCGGCAGAACTGGCACAAATGAAAGAGAACGCAAAGCTTTCGGCACAACGCAAATTCCAAGATGAGCAGGGTTTACCTAAGAAGGAAATAGATGCCAGGACAGTTCAAGGATATATCGGCCTCGCACCAGATCCGACGGACGCAAGAAAAATGAGAGAGGCAGTAGCCGGTTCAAACGCAATTATTAAACAACTAGAAGAATTAGTAGCTTTCCGAGAAAAACATGGATTTGAATTAGTCAATAGAAAGGTAGTAGCTGATGGCAAGTCCTTGGCTACAACGGTTGCACTTGAATTAAAGTCAGAACCATTTTTTAACTTAGGAGTCCTGACCGGTCCAGACTTAGATTTGATTGAAGATACGATGCCACTTGATCCTACAGAAGCAAGCTTTGGCGTCATATCCAGATATAAATCAGTCATTGAATACATAAAAATGAAACGTGATTTAAAAGCTGCTGGTCTTGGTTTAATTGCAGAAAGACCAGAGATGGACGCTACTGACATGGATTTCAGACAGTCTGTCAAACAATCTCAAGAAGCTGCACTCGCAGAATAATGCCAAAACTATTTAATAAGGAAACCGGCGAAGCAGAGATCGTCGGTTTCGATAAAGTCAACGAAGCAGTTTTATCCGGCAAGTACCGGTTTGGCTCCGCACAAGTTCCTCTCCTGCATCCTCGTGGTGAAGACATCTATCTCTTTCCGTCAGATCGTGCGGAAGAGATCATGCGAGATAACAATTACCGGTTTCCTGACAAGGACCAGACCGTCAGTTTTTATGAACGCCTGGACGCCGATATTGCAGCAGCCGAAAAGGAGGAGGATCTAGAAGAAAAGTATGGAGACCGAGCTTTTGCAGCAACCGGTCTTGGCTTGTTGCGTGGTGTGTCTATTGGTCTTTCAGATCCTGCATTAATCAAGTCAGGTCTTTTTACTCAGGAGGAACTGAGAGAGATTGACGAGAGGAACCAAGTTGCATCGACGGCAAGTGAAATTGCTGGCGCCGTATTGCCTGCATTTATTCCAGGCGTGGGTGCAGCGACACTTTCCGGACTTGCTGCCAGAGGATCAACTGCCGTAGGAAGAAGGCTTGCCGGTGAAGCAGCAAAGAAATCAGTTGCTAGAGTTGGCGCAAGTTATGGAGTCGCCGGTGCCGTGGAAGGTGCAGCGTATGGAATCGGTCAAACCATTTCTGAAGATGCACTTGGTAGAGGAGAAGCAACGGCAGAGGCGTATGTCGCCAACATTGGTGCAGGCACCTTGCTTGGAGGTGGAGGAGGATTCTTGCTTGGATCATCTGCCAGCATCATTGCACGATCCGCACGGTCTAAAAAGGCTGCACGGTTGAGGCAGATCCGTGAAGAAAAACAATTCAGGAGAGATGTTCTGCAAGGCGCCAAGGATGATGGTCTCAACATAGACATGAATGACACAAGAAAACTGACCGACATCATGTCATCTGAGGACATCATCAAATACGCACCACGAGACAAGTCCGGCAAGATTCGATCTGGCGGATTTGGCAGGAACATTAAGGACAAGATATTTGCCGGTGCTGAGTTTGCCACTGGTGCAGATAAGAAACTGCTAGAAGAGTTTTTCTCTGTCTCAGAAGATGCTGCGAATCTCCGCAAGTTTGCAACCATGACGGCGCCTGAAAAGCAGAAGCTTGCTGCCGAGTACCAGGATGAGATCGTCAAGGTCTACAACTCAAATGAGCGTTTAGTCAAACAACTGACCGGTCCTGAGAAGTATATTGCAATGCGGAAGTCTTTGGATGAAGTAGATCCTAAAGTTGCACAAAATGCAGCCGAGGATTTTATCCTGAGATCCTATGCGGTTCTTGATGACATGAGAGCAAGACCGGCAGAATATCCATATAGCTTTCCGGTTGCAAAGGTTCAACGTGCGCTGGATGAGTTGGCAGATAAGATCACCAGTAACACCGATCCGTTTACGCTATACAAGACACTGGACAAGGCGAAGAAGGACACCATAGACATCTGGATGAAGTTTGGAAAAAACCTGACGCCGGAGCAAGAAGCAACCATCATCCATCTTAGAGAAAGAATCCGAGATCCTCTCAAGAATCTACTGGAGGACACGACAGTTTTTGGACGTGCCGGAGACATACAAAAGAAGATCAACAAGACTGCATCTTCCTACCTGGATTTCTTGGATCAGTTCCAGAAAAACTTTATGAAGCAAAGGCCGGAAGCAGGCAAACGTATCTTTGAAGTCGATCCAAATAAAATCTATAGTTACCTACAGATGCGAGGACGTTTCCACGCAACGGCATCACCAAGAAAGCTTTCCGGTCCTGGTGGAATGAATCAGTTGCTTGAGCAGCAACGTGCGATTCGTGGACTTGCACAAGGATTGGAACCGGACTCACCAGCAATGGCAAGGACACTGACCGGAATGGACACCGGCGAAGTCCAAACAATGGACGACGTGGTCACAATATTCACGGAACACAACAAAATCCGTCAACAATCCTGGGACGACTTAGTTACCGGCAAAGATCGATACGCCGTGACGGATGAGTTAAAGAAGCTGAGAGACTCAATTGATTCCTCAACAAAAAAACTATCGGACATTGAGGACAAAATGAGTGCCGAGTTTAAGCTGAAAGATCTTGTCTCAGATGGTATGCCTGGAACCGGCAAAGCAGTAAACATGTTGCAGAAGATGGATCAAGTAATCCGCTACACCAAGAACAAGATCAACAAGCAGATGCGGAGTTTTGTGAAACCGGCAGGCAATGCAGCATCTGGAGTCTTCCGAGGCACGGCAGCCGAGGTGGAAGAAGTTACCGGCAGGCCGGTCAAGTCTGAGAAGAAAGAGAAAGAAGAATTTAAAAAGCAGAAGGATGAGCTTTCCAGCTTGGCGACAGATCCGACAATGATGGTTGTAAGACTTACAGAAAACCTCGGTGATCTTCCAGACATTGCGCCAAACACATCCTATCACATTGGTGAGACCGTCAACCGTGCGATCCAATATGCCTCTTCTCAAATACCACGTTCACCAATGCAAGGCATGTTCATGACGGCAGAGCAGCCGGAACCATCCAACGAGCAGATGGCAAGATTCAGGAACATCATCCGTGCGATTGAAGATCCGTTGGTTCTTGGTGATCAGCTTGCCAATGGCATCATCATTCCAGAAACACTAGAGACGGTGAAGACGGTGTATCCATTTATATATGAAGACATGAAAATGGAGTTGATCAAACAGATCACGGCGTCACCGGTGCCGATCAATTTCCATCAGCAAAACCTAGTTTCTAAATTTGTTGGTGTGTCAAATCCGATAATACGACAGACGGCAGGATTGCAATCAACCTGGACCGGTATGGCATCACAACCTATCAAGCGCCGGACTAATAAGGTTCAGGATCTAGATCGATTATTTAGAACACCAATGCAAGGCGTCGCATGAAAATAATACTTTTGATTGTCGTGCTTTTGTGGATCTCTGCACCAGTATTTTCAAATGGTCATCACCGTGAGCATGACATTTACGAACCGCAAAGACATTACTCAAGAGTGCCGGAACCGGCACCAAGTGATCCGACACAAAAGATCATCGACATATTATTAGGTCAAGGCGTCGCCGGTATTGGTCTCATCGTGCTTGGTTGGTGGATCAAGACATCATCTGCCGAAGCAAGAGCAGACCGGCTCAAGATTGAGGAACGAGTTTTTAATTTAGTGGAAAAGACGAATGAGACTCTTGGAGAGTACAAAGGTGAGTTGGAAAACGTAGGAAGAGAGTTGGAGAGAATCCGTGGTTCTAAGTCTTAAAAAGCAAAGATTATGGATTCGATTTGTTCTTGCATTCCTAGTCCTCTTCATCTTCTCCTGTTTACTGGTCTTAATATTTTTCAAGTCCATCGATCCCAGCATGGAAACCGTCGCAGCAACGATGCTTGGCGGATTGATCTCCGTGGTCCATGCAGTTATTTCGTATTTTTTCGACTCCACGGAACACAATGATGACAAGGAATCCAGACGGATTGAACTAGAGAACGGAACAGAATGACCGCAAAAATTATTGCAGAGATAATCCAGAAACTGACTACTACCAAATTTGTTAGCAAAATCATCATCACCATACTTGAACATCTTGCGAAACTTTCTGAATCGAAAGTGGACGACAAGCTGGTTCAGGTCTGTCGAGAGGCTTTGCTCACTGAAGAAAAGTCGTCGTGAATTTCTGGTTAAAACTCCTATCGTGTTATACGGATTTTATATGGCGAATAAACATTTGACAAAAAGTTTTACATTTGAAGAACTAAAGTGCCGAGGCACCGGTCTATGCGACATGGACCAAGCATTCTTGGAGAAGCTCCAACTGATCCGTGATGAGTTTGGTAAACCAATGTATCCGAGTAGTGGATATCGGCATCCGGATCACAATGAAAAAGTTTCCACAACCGGCAGGCATGGACCTCACACCACTGGACACGCCGTGGACATTGTCATCTCAGGACGAGATGCAATCAGACTTATGGCGATTGCTCAGAAGCACGGAATGACCGGCATAGGCGTATCACAAAAAGGACCACATGATAAAAGGTTCCTGCACATGGATGATCTGACCGGCGACAACCGTCCGTGGATCTGGAGCTACTGATGCCGTTCAAGTCCAAAAAACAGAAATCGTATCTGGCAATCAACAAGCCAGCCGTATACAAAAAGTTTGCAAAACACTCAAGGAAGAGGAAAAAGAAATGACCGGACTAGAAATGCTGATCGCAAAAGAGATTGCGACTTTTGCTGCCAAAGCTATTTTTGACATGGTTCAGTCTGAAGACAATTCGCTGACGGCAGATCAAGCCAAGTCACATGCAAAATCTGCTTTGTCTGAGCTAAGTGAACAAGCACAAAAAGCCTTTATTCACAACCTCCCAAAGCACCTCAAGTTGTAATTTGGATCAAAAGAAATGACCGGCCTTGTAGACATTTATGTAGACATACACTTACATAATGACTACAAAGCCAGTGATTGCAATGTATTGGAAGTATAAGAGAAACGGCCCCCAGCCGTGTGCGCTACCAGGCTGCGCCACGCTCC